GGAAGCATAATGGTGATAGATATAGGTATATTAGAATTAGCTACAATTTGTGTTACTATAATTTCAGTAACACTATTAAGAACATGGTTTAAATAAAAGGAGATACAAATGTCATATGAGACAAAAGAAAATACAGGATCATTATTCCCTAATGGAAATAAAAAGGAAGATAAACATCCTGATTACACAGGGAAAATAATGGTAGGTGGTAAATTAATGCAGGTAGCAGGCTGGATAAATGAGTCTAAATCAGGTAAGAAATATATGAGCCTTAAACTTAGTGATTTTCAGCCAAAGACTGATGAAACAAGGGAGTATACTACCACAGCACCTGATAATGCCGAAGTTCCGTTTTAATGGATAGTATAATAAAGGCAATAGATGATCTAGGTGAGTTTTTTGAATCATTTTTCGGTGCTATTATAGGAATTTTTTTTAATGATACAGAGGATTTTAACGAATGAATCCAATGTTCTTTGAAATAAAGGTTCGTGTTAACGGCAAAGAAAAGTGGGCAGATGGTCGTAAAGTATTCAAGTATTTGCTTGAGGAGTATTCTAAGGTCAGTTATGGCGGCAAAGTAACTGACCCCTACATAACCCGTATAGATAAGTTCTACTCAAACATTCCTCAAGCTTTACTTGATTCTTGGAAACAAGCCTATCCAAATGTTAATATTGACCAGGAGATGCAGAAATGCAAAGCCTGGTTAATATCTAACACAAGCAAAGCAAAGAAAGATTTTAAAAGATTTACAAATAATTGGTTAGCGAAAGCTATGGAAAATGGGGGGCAAGTTCCAGTTGAGTTGTCGGACAAAAGACTGGAAAAGCAAATAAAAGATAGAAAAAGGTATGAGAGAAAAGCAATGACAAATGCTGCTCCCCCAGAATTTATAAAAGATTTAATTGGTCAAACGAAAGAAAACTTAATTAAAAAAAGAAAAGGCATCAAATGAAGGATCAAAACAATAAGAGTCTTACCGCACAGAAATTAGATATTGCTATTGTAGGATTAAAAGCAATAATTTCTGAAGGCTCAGACAATCTAAATATTGCAGAAAAAACACTACAAGCAATAATTGATTGCGAAAAACAACTACCGCAAGAAGAATCAGAATAAGAGGGAGTATTTTTTAGATTTTATTGTGGGTGAGAAAAGGGGTGGGTCTTTTCCTTTCTTCCTACCCCTTCTCAAAAAAAAATCAACGAGAGAGCTGGTTTTCTGTAAGTCCTGTAGGAAAACTTAGGCGATAGAATGCGGCTCTCTTGTTACCATCAACTCAAAGGACAATATGGACAAAACAAAAAAGGTAATTTTGGAGAACTATCAGTTAACGATAACACATTATTTTAAAAAGGGAATTGGATCTGAATCTGGATTATTCAATTCAAAATCTATTATAACGCCAAAAATGATTATAAATTGTTTACAACGCTATGAAGAATTAAATGGAAGTAATGACTTTTCTAATATAACTGAAGAAAAATATAATGATTGGTTATTAGAAATGAATGGCTAGATATGAAATAGCTAAAATGGTATCTTTGCATAAATCTCGTTTTTTATGTGAGATGTGCGGAAAAGATAAATTTTCTAATAAATATGAATACAAATCCAGGTCGTTAGTACCTGGTTACGAGACAAAGCATTTTAAAGATATGTGTGCAGATTGCATATATAAGGAATGTTACGGCTCAAAAACTTGGAAAAAAGAAAAAAAAGAAGGGAGTATAAAATGAAGGTCTTAGAGCTTTTTGCAGGTTCGAGAAGTTTTAGTAAGGTAGCTGAGGAATTAGGTCATAAAACTTATACTACTGATTGCGAAGACTTTAATAAAATAGATCAAGTATGTGATATAATGGATTTTGACATAAATAAATTAAGGGATGAATTTGGAGAACCTGATATAATTTGGGCATCTCCTCCCTGTACAACATTCTCAGTAGCCTCAATAGGTCATCATTGGACAGGGGGAAATAAAGCATATATACCTAAAACTTACGAAGCAGAGCTGGGTGTTAGAATAGTTAATGAAGCAATTAAATTAATATATAAACTAAAGCCTAAATATTGGTATATTGAAAATCCAAGAGGTTTATTAAGAAAATTAAAAGTTATGAACTGTAATTATAATGATTATTTACCTGATCATCACAGAGATACAGTATGGTATTGTCAATATGGAGATAAAAGAGCAAAACCTACTGATATATGGAATAATGATATAGAGTGGATTCCAAGACCAGTATGTAAAAATGGAAATCCTGATTGTCATCATGAAAGAGCACCAAGAGGATCTAGAACTGGAACACAGGGATTGAAAAATAATTATGAAAGAAGTAAAGTCCCAAATGAATTATGCAAAGAAATATTAGGAGGAATAAAATGAAATGTTGGCATTGTAAAAACGAATTAACATGGGGTGGCGATTTTGATTATGAGGATTATGGGTTAAGTGGGAAGGGTATGGTATCAAACCTTTCCTGCAGTAAATGTGATGCTCATGTCGAAGTGTATCTACCCTTAGATTACGAGGAAGAATATGATATGTAGTAAGTGTAGCTTAGAAAAAATACTTAAAGAAAAGGATAAAGCTATGAAAAAGTTTACAAAAAAACTAAAAAGGGAGAACTATGGCACATCCAAGCAAACAAAAAGGTAATAGGTTTGAGAGACAAATAGTTGAGTTATGCAAGATCTGGCAAGTAGCATGTAAAAGAGCCTGGGGAAGTAATGGAGAAGCTCTTGGGATGCATGCTGAGGTTGACTGTGTAATTGAAGATGATTTTAGAGTTCAAGCTAAGGTTAGAAAAAAACTACCTAAATATTTAATACCTACAGAGGAAGTAGATGCTGTAGTGTTTAAGCAAGATAGAGGTGATGTTTTAATGCTTATAAGATTTGAAGACTGGCTTGCAGAGAAGAAAAGATTTGAAGAAATATCAAATATGATCGGAAAAGATGTAAAAGATTATCTTCAAGGGAAGAAAGGACAATAACATGGAATTAAAAAAATCATGGGGTAAATATAGTCTAAAATATTGCCCCGTTAGTAGAAAGGTGTGGCAGTACAGCTATGACACTAATAAAAATGAATATGTAGTTGTTATACACAATGATATGCCTTCTTATGGATTAAAAAGAAAAGAAATTCCAACTAAAGATTAATAATTGTGGCACTTACAAAGCAAAAATCAAAAGGAAAGCCAAGTAAAACTCCAAAAGGTATATGTAGACATTGCAATGAAAAGATAGCTCCAGAAAACAGGCTTTATTACACTCAGGGATTACTTAGAACAGAGTGTAAGCCCTGTAGAAGAAAAATTAGTTTAGAAAACAATAGAAAAAAAAGGCAGACTATAAAGAATCACCCTCTTTGGTAGTTACCAGACTTCTCTAATCTTTAATTTTATATTATAAACACCGTTAGCAACTTGACTTATATCTAAAGAATCTTGATCTAATTGGCAAATAGCAAACTGATCAGGATTATTATTGGTATTATCAGGTTGAAAAATAAATCGTTGTCCATTGCCTACCTTATTTAATACTTGAGCATGAAAAGAATCATCACTTTCTAATGTGTAATAAAAATCATTATTTTCTATGTCGCCACTATCATATCCTGTATCTGAACCACTTTCCATGTAATTTGTATTCATATAATTAGATGCAAATAAATCAGAATCATTTAAATAATTAAACTGCAAATCCCATACTCTGCGACCATGTCTTCTTCCTACTGCTGTAGGCTCTCCTATAGTCCAAGGTGGAACTTTAGTTCCATCTGTCCTCTCCCACATAGGAGCACCAGTATATTTTACATTAGATAAATGAGAGCCCCCTTGAGTAGTGACAAAATCATACCCATCATTTTCAATAGTCATAGTTAAATCAAGTTCAGGGGAATGTGGCATATCGTAGTATGACCCCATTGAAAAAGCTCCAATGCTAAGATTTTCACTAACATCTGTTGCATTAAGCCTTGCTTTATTATAACTTGAAACACCCTCCCCTACTGTCCAGGAAGTTGTATCTCCTACCATAATAGTACATCCTTTTTGGCAATCAAGATAAGCATTAACATTGCTCTCACTATAATCCTTAGCGTTTAAAATCTCTTCTCTATTTTCAAATGTATCATTAGGAATATTAGGATTACTCACAAAACCAGTAGCTGTACTAAAATTAGGAGTTATATTGTGGTTTAGCAGGGCATAGTAAGTTTTTTCAGGGTTTATAAAATTTTTCATTTCAAATAAAATATTATCTTCTTGGTTTTGTGCATTTGTACTATCTTCGTCTATAAAAGCGTCAGACCATGTTACTATAACAGCGGCTGTTGTAATTTCAGTTGCAATTGCAGGATCGAGATTTATTAGGTTTGAATAACTATCATCATTAAACCTAAGTTCAAATCCTAAATTTTTTAAGTATTGAAATACATCTATATAAAAGCGAGGAGCACCTGGGTTCTGATATGCCATTACCAAACCTCCTTTATCTTCATGCTTATATCATATACATTATGAGCTGTTCTTTTCATAGAAAATGAATTTTGGTCTAAGACACATATTGCGAATTGATCTGGGTTATTATTAGTATTATCTGGCTGAAAGATAAACTTCTGACCATGTGAAATCTTGTTTAATACTTGTGCTGAGAATGAGTCATCATCATCTATGGTGTATTGGAAGTCAGAGGGGTTAGATTTCAATACTACTATATCATCTATAGTTACATCAGTATCTTTTTGACCTCTTTTAAATACAAAACCACTATCATCAGCAGGAAAGGTATATTCAAAACTGTGATTTCCAACAGAAGATTCTAGATGCACAGTTGTATTACTTTCAAAAGCTACTGAGCCTCCATTGTTCTCAAGGATTCTATAAGATATTTTAAATGTATCTCCTGATTTTATAGTATAATTTTGATTTATATAAGAATTACCATTATTTTCCCCTACTGTTACTATTCTAGCTCCATTACTTGCAGGACTTCCTGTGTTTCGTATAACAGGAGTAACTCCTCCATTAGCACTATCTGAACCTGCTCCCCATCCTGTTAAACCATCTTCAAAATCTCCATTTGTTATTAAATCCTGCCCCCAATTCATAGTATCAACATCTCCACTATCATATCCAATATCTGTCAGATTACCAGGTTCTGCATAAGTGCTACTTCCATAGTTAGAAGCAAATAAATCCTTATCTGATACATAGGAAAAATTAAGATTCCACACCCTTCTTCCATTCCTTTTAGAGATTGCTTTTAATCCCCCAATAGCCCAAGGTTCTACTTTATTTCCATCTTTATCATACCACCAAGGAGAGCCTTGATATATAGCGTTTGTTGATGTAGCACCATTTAATGCTTTAGAATTGTCAAATCCATCAAATTCTATATTCATAGTTAAATTAAGGTTAGGGCTTACAGGCATATCATAGTATGATCCAACTGAAAAAGCACCAACATGCAAGTTTTCAGACCCCTCAAAAACTTGAAGTTTTACTGTAGAAGTAACACTATCATATATATCATAATTAGAAATATCTCCCCCCATAATAGTGCATCCTTTTTCGCTAGTTAAAATAGGATTTGAATCACCGCCTAAATCGGTAGCATTTAAAATTTCCTGCCTATTGCTAAAAGTAGTTGCAATACTATTAGGATCTGCAAAATAACAGGTTGCTGTAAATTGGTCTCCCTCAGATTTAATATTATGATTTAATAACGCAAAATAAGCTTTTTCAGGATTTACAAAGTTTTTCAAACTCCATGATGGGTAAGGATGGTTTTCATCTGCATAATAAGTCCCATCAAAAGGTATATCAGACCATTTTATATTAATATGATTGTTAAGTTTTTTTTGAATAACTGGGTCTAGGTCAAGTAGATTTAAAAGCTCTTCATTAACTTCTTGGTTTTCTACTACAACTATATTAAACCCTAAGCTTTTTAAATATTGAAAACTATCTATATAAAATCTGGGTGTTCCCCCTACATTTTGATAAGCCATTAGTAGCCTCCTTTATTTTTTTTAGCTACTTTTTTTGCCTTTAAAGGAGTCTTATAAGTTGGGGTACTTACTCTTTTTTCTGTCTGAATTTTTTCCCTTCTTTTTTGAATTCTATCTTTAAAGCTTTGAATTTTAGTTTTTATCTGATCTCTATCTTCTTTATCAAACTTTTGAAAAAAACCATCAGCACTAGCGTTAGGATTTAGTTTCAGCTTTACCTGTCCCCCTCTTACTTTTGGCACATTGTAGTTATCTTCAAATCTCAAAACTTCATTATCATCTTCAAATTTAGTGTCAGCATAATTAATAGTTTTTTCAAGGATGGTATTTACTCTTTTTGCATTAAATTTTTCACCTTTATATGGTAAAATATAACATGATGTAATTACCATACTACCAGAAAATGTAAATAAAATATCTGGAAGTTCAGACTGGAGAAGATTTATAATTCTTATCCTATTAGAAGAATAGCTAATTCTAAAGTCAAAGCCTAAATGCGAATCTATATATATATTTCCATCATAAACTATATCTACTATGAATGGGCTTCCATTTATATCTAAATGAACGCTATTTTGCTGAATATAAATTTTAGCATTATTTGGATGCTGTATACGATCTATATGCTGAAATCTTTTCTTTTTCATTATGTTTGCCCTCCTTCTAAAATATATTCTAGAATAATTAAAAGGTCAAATACATTAACAGTTCCATCTTCATTAATATCTCCAAGCTCTTGTATTATAGCATATTGTGTGGAGTCGGGCTCATATGCCTCTAATATATATTGCAATACCATAACTATATCAACTACAGTAATATACCCATCCTGATTAAAATCTCCCATTGTTCCATTTGTTATCAGATCGTCAAGGTCTGACTGATCATCTTGGCTTTCATAATATTCACTCCACCAGGATGCATTTAAGATGTTTGATAATGCGAGCAAATCTCCTGTTCCAATAATATTTGGGTAACCACCAATATCTGATAATTTTTTTTGCTGCGAAGTCATATATTGATATTCATTATTTAAATATTTTTCTAGTATATTAAAGTCTTCATAGTTTAATTGTCCAAAATCTTCACCATCAGCTTTTTGAAAGTAGGTTCTTGATAAACTTCCCGTGTAATGTGTAACATTTGATGTTAATGAGTGCATTTGAATACACTTAACCTTAACTTTTTTAATAGATTTTTTTGTAGATGTTACCATAAAATATGGAAGTATACTTTGACCATTCCTAGTATAAGGCTCAGTATAATCTTCATTAAGTATTTTTAAGTTACCTAAAACTTCATTAAATCTAATTATATCTCCAGTTTCTAAATTAAAATATTTAAGAGGAAGATCCATTTCTATAATTACATGGACATTGCAATTTTGCAAATATAGAAAATTTCTAAAAGCTATAGCTGAAGCTTCATCTCGTATAAAATCACTTTCAAATTCCAGTACATTAGAGTCTCTTTCTAATCCATAAGATTTATATTTATACCCATCTTCATATCCTGTTATATCATCAAATTCTTGAGTTCCTATCCAAGTATCTACAACTGAAGAAGCTATAATGCCATCACCATTTCCAAAAAAATCATATCCATCACAGTATCCTGTCTCCTTTTGGTATTTATCTGTAGCATAATCTTTTTTATATTTAACATTAACTAGTGTATATATATCTGTATTTAATGTTGTTGAAATTTTGAAATCTTGAACATCCTTGCTTTCTACAAGCTGATCGTGTGAATCATATCCAGATTTAATTGGAACAAATGAAAACTTATTATTATTTCCTCTGTAAACAGGGAAAAATGTTGAATTTGAAGCAATATCTTGCATTAATAATTTAGCTTGTATTTTATTTTTTACAGAAAATGCATGAGAAATATTGCTATACTCTCTAACATTTGACCAATTATCAATATCAACCACATTATAAGCCTTTAATTCTTTTTCTAAAAAATGATATATTATATCCATTGGATTGCTTATTAAAGGATAATCATTTCCTAAAATATCATTTGTATATTTATATCTTTCACTTCCGTTTGCATCAACATAAAAATCATTAGGATTATTTGCTCTTCCGTTAATATCAACATAAAAATCCGAGTCAAAAACATTTTCAAATAATATGTACTGCATTAACCCAATTGAATGAATTTTTGAATTAAGATAAAGGGTTGATGTTTCCTCTGTATAAGTATTATCTCTGTTTAATGAGTAATGCAAGGTCAATGCATTAAAACTATCAGGCGATGACCATGATGGAAACCAATATTTTGAGGGGTCAGAACCTTCTGATGTAAATAAATTTTCTTCATTATCTAAATTGTCTATAGAAGACCACATTCTTGATGATGTTTGATTTAAAATACTACTTTCACCTCCTTGTATTCCATATTTAAATCCTGAATTAGTTGTATAGGTAGATTGTTCAAATAAATTTAAAGACAAACCAGGAAGGTAAGCAAACTGTGCACCAGTAAATATATCTACGCCATCTACATCTATTGTATTTATGTCTGTGGCAGATAAAATTAAGTTAAAATAAGAGCTGTCGTTTACATCACTAACTTTTTCATTTTGATTGAAATCGCAAATTATTTTTCCAAAAGCATAAGTTATTGTATCAAAAGCATCATCTGCTCCTAAATTGTCAAATGGATAAGATATAATTACCGTTTCACCAAAATCACTCTCAGTAGTTCCAGAGTCTATAGCTAGTTCAATAGTACTTTCTGGAACATAATAAGCATATTCAGTTTCATACCCACTTACATTTCTTTGCCCAGGGGAAAATCCATACCCCCCATTAGGAACACGAGCCATGTAAGGCATAATTGTGTAGGGTAATATTTCACACTTGCTACTTGGGTCTATTGCCATTCTGCCATCAGTCCCATGACCATCAAATGTACAAGCTATTCCAGCAGGCAATCCTTGAGGAAAAAACATAGCTGCTGTCGTTCTATAAGATGTACTAGAGCTAAGCGATACTCCATGAAAAGGGTTGACCCCTCCATAATAACCATCGCTTGAGTCATTGTAATTGAGGCTTCCTTGAGTAGGAGTACCCGTTCCGTAATAAGTATATGTTTCAATTGTTCCCTGTAAGCTTCCAAATATATTCTGTGTTTGTCCTTGCGTATTCCCTCCCACTCCTTCAGTAAGCGTAGAAGCTCCTCCTAAAACTTCAGCTCTATAGCTAGCTTGCAAAAATGGGCTACTACTAACGCTGTTACCAGCTGGGTCTTCAAATTGTGATGATGCTCCAAAGCTAGTATAACCGTTTACTTCTCTAATTGTTGGATTTATCGTTCCTGGTTGCTCAAATAAATATGGTTTTCCACTACCATCATCATATATATTTAAAAACAAGCCCGAACCTTCATCATCTAACCAAGAACTGTCTGTCTGTGCTATTGATGCCCATTGACCTATATATAAATATTGTATATTATTAGTATTATAAGATGTTTGCCAAGAAACATTTTCATCTCCTGATGTTTTTAGCCTAAGTCTATATAAATATGAAGGATAAGATGCATGCTTAGTTCTTTCATAATACACTTCCGCCCCAGGATCAAGAGGATCATCAGGATCGTGGTAAGTCCCAAAAGCTTGGAATCTTTGAAAAATATCAGTTGAGTCATACTCATCAATCCAGCTTTGGTCATAGCCTTGTTCTTCTTGCATTATCCACCTACTAAAATTATACTCCCAATATGCATCAAATAAAGCCCCGCTTATAAATGGTTGCTTTGTATATGCATTTGGTCTGTCTTGACCTTCTATATTATTAGAAATAAACAAATCTGAGAATGACGGATTTGGATTTGAGTTAAATCCGTTATCTATTAAATATTGATTAGCTCTATTAAACACATTTACAGGAATAGGTTGATTAATATAAGAAACATCCCTTGACTGCAATTCATCACCCGAAGAATGAGCTAAACACCAAGCAGTTATAAACCAATGAAATCTAGTATAATTCATTGCATACCCCCCAGTCATAAATTGTCTAGGATAAAAAACTCCCTCATAAGAACTAGGATGTGCATGATTATATCCCCTTAAACCAGCTATTTCAAATCCATCCTCAGATAGGAATGTTCCAGCAAGCTCATTGTCAGGTAAAATTGCATGAGATGTTAAATAGTTGCTTTCTTCGCTTTTGATTAAAAATTTATTTACAGAATCTGGAGTATCTATAGAAGCCTCTAATGCCAAAAATGGAGAGTCATCATATATTTTCATACTATTAGGAGGTGTACTTTCATCATATAAAATTTGATCTGAGTTAACGCTTGCAAAGTTTACAGATTCATTTGGAATAGCAACCCTTACACATTGAAGCATGTTGTTTGCTGGGGGATTATTTGGATAATCAATATAAAATCTTTTTTGAATTATAACTGAAGAATAATCAACAGTAAACTGGTCTACTAACTCAAATCCATATCCTCCAGCTTCAGGCACTATATCTTGATTAATATCTGGCAGAACATTAAAATAATTATCTTTATATAAGTATAAAGGGCTATAAGTTTCGTTAAAACTATTCACAGTAAGTATATCTAATCCAGTTATACCTATACCATTTATATCAATTGGAGAATCTTGCGATAAAACATTATCAGAGATAATATGATATTTATTAATATTGTCAGCACTTTTAAAAATAACTGAAGGAGCTTTTTCAATAGACCCATATGCAATAGGTATAGGAACATCCTTATATTTTAAACTAAAAGCGTCATCTGCAAATCCTAAGTTTGCAATCGGAACTTCTGTATTTAAAACTGCTTCAGTTAAATCTTCTAAAACTATCCTTACAGTATTTATGTTTAATTTAAAATCATAAAAAACTCCTGTGTAAACCAATATTAAATCTTCAAAAACTCTACAAGATTGAGATTTTAAATAAACCTGTACCTCTCCTCCAGCATAATTAAGTAAAGAATTACTTAAATTGCCTTCGCTAGAATAATCGCTTAGATTTATTGTTAGATTTGATATTTTAAAGTTTCTTGATTTAAGATCTATAGACTCATTTATAGAGTTTATTTTAAGAGCATAGTCTTTAAACTCTACAACCTCACCAGTCTCCTCTACCTTAATAACTTCTTTTATGGTTGATATATAGATATTTTCATGAAGGGAAGTGTTTTTAGATTTTATAACAACCACAGGATATATACTCGTATGATTACTTTCTATATCATTTTTAAATTTAATATTTTGAGTTAAATCAAGCATTAACCAATTCCAATGTCAGCACCCCTTCGGATTGCTTGTTTAATTTTTGGAATTGCTTCTTCTGTTATAAACTCTTCTGATAACACATTTCCAGAAAAAGAAATATTAACAGAAGCTTGTTGACCGCCTTGATTAATTCTATTCATAGTTTCAATCCCTGCAGCTTGTACAGCTTCTCTTCTCATTACAAATTCACCTCTTTCTGCCTCAATCATAGTTCCGCCTTGTTCATGCCTTTGTCCTCCAACTAAACCACCATATCTCATAGTAGGAGGTTGCTGTGCATTTATTATAGCTAACTGAGCAAGACCATTGGCAATAATCATTGGAATCATCCACCAGAGTCGTGGATTACCAGCCTCAGCTACACCTTTAGCTGTTGACATTATAGCTTCGACTGCTTGCAGTTTCTGTCTATGTTTAAATTGTTTTTTAATCTCCCTATTGGCAGCTTCTGTCTCTGCTTCTTTTTGTTCTTTAAACTGTTTAGAAGCCGCTTCCTCCATTCTTTGTTTTTCTTTATCTGTGGCTTTTTTGTATGCCCATGTGTTCCTTATTCTATCAAGCTCTCTTTCCTCTGCTGCATTTATAATTTCAATTTCAGCTTCCGCTAATTCTCTTGCATGCTCCATATTTGCTTCAAAAATCTCATTTACTGCTTCTAGTTGCTCTTTAATAAACTTATTTCTTAGTTTTACTGCTTCTGCTGCAGCCTTTTCAAACTCTATACCCTCTTTCACTTCTTTATTATATTGATCTATTGCTTTTGCTTTTTCTGTTAAAAGATCAATATCTTTTTGGCTTAATTTATTTAAATCATCTCCAAATTCTATTTGTAATTTTTGCCAAGAGGTTAATTTTTCCTGTTTTAAAATCATCTTTCCTAAAGCTCTTTCTCTTCCAAACATCCCTTTTATTGTAGCTTGTTCATAAAACATAGTATGTTCAAGTGTATCTATTTGTTTATCAAGAGTATTTATGTATGAATTTGCAGACTCATCAAGTTTTTCTTGAGCTGTTAACTGATTGTTCATTATTGTTTCATTATTTTTTTGAGCTTCTACATATTTATTAACCCAAGCTGTACTTTCTTCCCAATTGCCTGCTTTTGCAAATTGCTCCGCTTTTTTTGTCATTATATCTAAATCTTCTTGTTTAGTAAAAGATTCAAGGCTTTCCCCAGTATCTATAAACTCTTGCCTAATGTTACTCATCAGCTTTGTCATGGTAAACTCAGTATTAACTACACCATCCTCTATATTATCTAGAGCTTCTTGTGTTAACACCCAATTCTTATCTTTAAATATCATATCTGAAAAGTTTGTCCAATGCTTAGCAACTAATCCAATATGCTCTCCTAGTTTAGGGAAAAATCCTAATGTTTTTTCAGCAATTATAGCTAGACCATTGAGAATTCCACCTATTGTAGCCAATGTTGGTTGAAGAAGCTCTCCTATATGCCTTCCAGCATCGCCCAAATTATTTAGAGCCTTAGTCCATTGATTGCTTCCATAAGTTCCTCTCAATGCAGCTTTAGCAGCTCCACCAAACTCTCTGTTTAATTCTTTAAATATTACATTTTGAGCAGATATTATATCACCTTGTTCTTGGAACTGTTTAATCATTTTAACTTGAGTAGCACTAAATGAAACACCAATTCTTCGTAAGGCAGTATATCCTTTAACTGGGTCATTTATAGCTTTGCCTATCTGTATAGTTGCCTGATTTAAATCTTGACCAAATACAGCAGAAAGGTCTAAAGCAGCTAGTGAAGCTTTTTCAAATTGAGATCCTACTATATTTGTAAATGTTAAAAGCCTTGCTTGCATTTCCATTATTACAGTATTTGCTACTGCAAAAGATTGCTGATAAGAATTAGCCATATCTTCAAGTTGTAAGGCTGATTTTCCTGCTGCCATACCAGTTGAGCTTAATATAGCATTAATCTTACCCTGTAGTCCTACAAATTTATTATACTGTTTGACTAAAGTTCCAATGGCTTTTGATACTACTCCAAAGGCAAAAGCAACAATAAGCATCCTAGATCTCATTTTAGACATAGTTCTACCAAACTTAGATAGAATGTCATCTCCTTTTTCTGCATTTCTAGTAAACTTAGTAAAAGATTCTCCGTATTGTTTATTTACCTTAGCACCATCTTCAGTATTCTTATTAGCTTCAATCTGTCTTGCAGCAAGTCTATTCATTGCTTTAGATAAAGAATTTAATTGAGCAGTTAACTTAGGAGCTCCTTTTCCTGAAAATTCAATCGTTAATTGTTCTACAGTAGCCATCTATTTTTCCTTTTTGCTTTTTTCTATCATAGCTTTTTCTTTCTTTGCCATTGCTTTTCTAATTATAAAATATCTATCAACCCATAATGCAGGCTGCTTACCATAATCTCCCTCATAAGGAGGAACATTGTTATCTTTGCAATACAAATATCTTTGTATATCTTTTTGTATTTCTTTATCTACTACAATATTCTTACATGAAAAAAAAGGTAATTGAGCATTTATTGATTGTGCGACATCAAACTCATTACCTTTTTCATTATTTTCATATACTTCCTCTGTTAATAAATCAACAACATTCCAAACATCTTCCTTGCATGTAAATGTCTTTGATTTTCTTTTACCATCTATAAGTATAGGTATTGTTGCTTTATAGGGAAAATCATGATAAGGGCAGCCTCCACAGCTATCCCCAAGTATATTTAGTTCTACTTGGAGGCTTTCCCTTCCCCCGTAAAAAACATTGATTGTAGCTCAGTAAATAGTGAAGTTTTATCTTCTAAAGATAAAGATAAAATTTGTTTATCTGAAGAATCTTCTAAGCATGTTCTAAACCACTTAGTCATGGTTGAGTGCATCATTTTTACTCCATGAGTGTTTCCATCTTCTCCAGTTTCATAAACAACACTATCTAAAAGATCATCTCTTTCATCTAAACTTACATTCTTTATTTTAAGCTTTTTACCACTTTTTAGTTTAATTTCCATAAGCTCCCTCTCTTATTTTAATTACTAAGTTATATCAACAATTACAAGTTCATTTGTGCCATTATCAACGACTTTTATTGAAACATCAAGCATCATCATATCCCCTTCAGATAATGCTACATTTGTATAAACTGCATTATGTACAGCTATTCCAAAATTAGCATCATTAACCATAAGAAAAGAATCGCTTGTATTAGCTCCTGTTTGCGTATCATAATCACTTATCATAGTTTTAGTATTAGCATCATATTTTACTTGAGCATCTGCTGTAACTGAACATTCTGCACCCCTACCTACTATTGCATATCCTGTAGTGGATTGTCCAGCAAAAACAGCAGGATGGTCTATTGTAAGACTAAAAGAGTTTAATACAACTTCCTTGTTCATAACTTTTATTCCAGTTGCACTTGAAAGTTTAGGCATATCAGTATTTACATAAGGAGTTATAGTTGGTTCTGCTGTTGAAGCTAGATCAGGTTTTTTCCCAGTCTGTAGGGTGGCACTCCATTTATATCTGCCGCCTTCAGTAGTCATATCAGAAGATATTACAAAATTAGTTACAACACATCCAAAAAATTCCATGCCCTGTTGATTAGTTACATCAGAAGGCTGAAAAACAACTGTCAATGATGAACAATCATTTGTGACTGCATCTCCATATTTTTGGTCTGTCCCTGTATGATTTGAATCTATAATACCATTTTGAGTTGATGTATTGTTGGTTATATTTCTTAATAGCTGCTCATGTGCAGCATCATTATGTAATGTTCCCGATAAAGAAATCTCAGATACTCTCATTGTATTATCTTGAAAAAAATCTTCATCCTTAAATGTTCTTCCTACCCCACTTCTAACATCTAGTGATTGATTAACATTCAATGTTGGAAATCCAATAGAATCAACATCTAATTGTAGCAATGTAGAGCCTATTGCTGTAGCCCCAGCATTGGTATCATCTGATAATACTCCCACCTTCCATTCTTTAGGGGAAAATACTTTTGCATTTGTTGCCATTATTTATTCTCCTTACTTTTACTTTTATTTTTCAATGCTGATTCCACAACATCTATATCGTCTTTTATTAAATCTGGAACAGAATTAACTTCTATTGACTTGCCACCATTTAGGTCTGCCCAATCATCAGCAGAGCATCCACAGCTTTTCCAATTATTTGGCAATACTACTCCATTTTTTAGTTTTATTTTCATAAGTTCTCCTAACCTATATTTCCTAAGTGCTGGCATTTATATGCCCATTCTGTTACATAAACTCCAGATTCTTCATCTGGGTTTAATTCTGTACTCTCAAATCTACAATTAAAAGCATTGCTGCTGTCTGATAAGGTCATAGCAACATTATCATGTATAAGTGCCTCAATCCTTGATACATACCTAAGTATATGATCTAATGCAGATTCTTTAACATTAACCTCTGCAAATATAAATCTTACTGTAATAGAAAATTCTCTTGTTTCTGAGGTAGCATTATATTCTGATAATACACTTCCAGTTGGGATTAGCTGCAGAGCTTGGTTAACACCCTTAGGTACATTATTCCCTTTATAAACAGGTAGAGCTCCTTTAAATTCTGTTTCCAGAATAGACTCTAACTTGTCTAAAATATTCTTCCAATTGTTTGTAAAAGTTACTGCCATTTTCTATAATTTCCAAATTTGGTTATCGTCTTGTCATCCTTACTGAATTGATAGCAGAATTATCTACTTCTTCTTGCCATCCTGCTACTTCTATTTCCCATTCATTTGAAGCTGTTGCGACACTTGCATCCGTAGAACCACCAAATCGTATTTGAAGCCCTCCTGCTAAAGGTTGATAATCTCCTGTAATAACTTCTTCTGTTACAACTTGATTGTTCTTTAATCCATCTGAATCTTTGACATATACATTATATTTAGCTGTCCCTATAACACCTGCTGTGCTAGAACTAATCGAAACTTTTATTAAATCCCAAGAGCCTGACCACCTTCCTCTTGTATCTATAGGTCTTACGCTACCACTTGTATAAGTTACATCTCTTATAACACCTTTTGATGAGTCTCCTGTTGTTTGCCATGATAGGGCTGCAGAACCTTGATTTAAAGCATCTATATTACCTTGTGCATCTTCCATAAGTGCATTTGCAACTTCAGAAGTTGGGTCATGGCTTCTAATAAGAAATGTAGCTGCTATAAGTGCAGTTGTTCTTACTATTATATAATCAAAGTTTCCTTCTTTATCTTTTAATTGTTCTTTAGGTAAATTAGGGTCAAGTTTAGCATCTAAGTATCTACTAGCATTAGCTGTAATTCTTGTTATTAAAGTAGAGAAATCTTCTCCTGCCTCCATAAGATTATCAGAAGGATTAGTAGAATTAGTAACAGCCATAACAACGAAATCATTGTCAGAATCATATAACCATTGTCCATCTGCAGATGGATTGAAGTGTAAATAAGCAGGAGTATTGTCTGCATGAGTTGCTGCTGTTGTGCCTAATTGTCCTCTCATAGCTACAATGTAAGCAGTACCTCCACTATCCAAGGAAGTTATATACATAATTTCATCATCAATTTTTATATAAGAGTAAGCTGTATATAGACTTGAATCATCTACAAGTATATTTGTTTCAGTAACATCTATAACTTCATTAACAAGACCTATTTGTGTAGTTCCTATTGTTTGTTTTCCTGAATCTAAATCATTACCATCTCTATATAAAGCACTAACTAAACCTGAATTTGAATGTTGATATACATCTACATCATTTTGTTTCGTCTGACTTCCTTGATGTTCTGTAAAAGTAAATAAAGGTCTTTTACTGTCAAATGAATCTACTTGTGGAAATACATCCTTTAATTGTCTATGTGTACAATATGTTGGTGCTGTCGCCATTACCTACCTCGCTTCTTTTTTTTCTTTTTATATTTTTTTTCTTTTTTATAAGGCATATTAGTTCATCGCTATTACTTTAATTTTAGCATTTAATTTTTGATTTGTACTTCTACCCCCTACTGCTGTTATATGATTATGACCATTAGTAGTAGAAACATTAGTACCACCACTATGTGCAGATAAATATGTTGCACTTACAACAAATTCGGCATTAGCTGCAGCAGTAAAGTTTATAGCTCCAGTTTCATAGTTTATACTTCCAGTTCCTGCTCCTATAAAATTACCATTTCCATCATCATACATAACAGATCCTATATTAGGTCTCTCTTCATAAGTTACTCTATCGAATAAAGTATCATCAGGCAGTTCGGCAGCTATTGCAGTTTGAACACTTCCTACTGCAGGTATTCTTCCTACGCCCCATATGTCAGTATCACCACCACTAGAATCACCTAAAGCTATAGCTGAAGTTGATAAGTGAGAACCTGATGTAAATCTTACATCCCCATTAACTATACCAACAGTTACCTTTTTTCCAAAAAGATTTGAACTTGTAGTGTAGTATTGAGTATCAAAAACATCTTGTATTTTACTTAAAACTCCATTCTTGCCACCAAAATTAGTATTACTTGAGTCAGTAGTAAGATCTAAATCATAAGCACTACCTCCATCAACTGCTATAGTGAACTGATAAGCTGTAGATGCAGCAAGCCCTGTATTGGTGTTAGCTGTAATTCCAGATAAACCTAACTCTTGATAACCTGAATTATAGAATTTAAAGCACACAGACCCTGGAACAATTCCATCTGAAATAACATTGCTAGTCCTTCCATATCCAAAAAAGTTCATAGCTTTAAACTTGCCATCTTTATTTGTTTGTGCAACTGTATGTTTATTATAATTATTATAAGCATTAAAAAATGGAAATCTAACAGCTGCGTCATCTGCATGCGTTGCTGCTGTTGATCCATGAGTGCCTCTTATTACAGTTAATGTACTATTAGCTAGGTCAGCACCTGTACCTATTGCAGTTACTTCCATTATTTCATTATCTATACGAATCAAATCACCTCTTTTAAAGAATTTAGAATGACCGTCTTCTAAATTAATAGTTGTTAAAGTTGCATCAGAAGCAATAGTTGCACTTGTTGCAGTATCTACATCCGCAGTAGAGTCTGTATATTCATTAGAATCAGGAGCAACATTAGATATTGAAGTAGCATTAGCCCCTGAAGCATCAGCATTATATCCAATTAACCTTCCATTTGGCAGGTAAATAAAATCTCCAGCAGGCAAAAGCATAGTGGCATACCTTGTTACAGTAGCTCCACCTCCTGTGTCTACAGAAT